AATGATATAGTTTCATAATGTTATCAATGAAAACTCATATAGTTTCAAATTGAAATCAATATTGTTTGTGGTTCATGTCTTGCCTTGTCTTTTTCCGATGACATCCGTTCTCTCCGTTGCAAAGGATCTGGCAGTTATCATCGGTGTCTGGTCCACCCTGATACAGCGACACAATATGGTCGAGCTCAAAGCCATGCGGATACTCAGTAAGCCGTCCACACTCAGCACAACAGGGGTTTGCTGCCCATAATCGCTTGCGGCGCTGCTGTAGCTTCCAGCCAGTCATGCGGTGATCTGCAACGGTCATGGCTTTCAGGCGTTGGGTATTGGCAACCGCGAGTCGGGGCTTTAACGTTGTGAGCTTAGTCATGAGTTCTCCTGCTGCGCGAGTCGCCACGCCCTGCGGCGTTCTGTTCGCAGTACGTTGTCCGGATGCCGCTCAACTGTCACACCATCGGCATGATCCACCAGTGAGTAACAGGGATAGACGACACGTCCGCCATAGGCATCGCCTACCGCATAGTCGGCGGCTTTGGTGTGGTTCCACTTATTCAGTATGCTGCTGAGGCTGTGCTGTGGTGGGCTGTAACACACGCCATGTATCAGTCGGTGCATGATGATGTAGTCATCCTGCCGCTTGTCAGCCTCTATCAGGCTGGCGGCTATCTGCATCTGGTACTGAGGCGGCCTGCCGGTGCCGAGGTAGAAAGAACACAGATCATCCGGGAAACGTTCAAGCCAGGCTGTGACCTTATCAGTGAAACCAGTGACCGGCAGCGCGTCATCCTCCAGTATCACCACCCTACAATCCTGCTGGCTTGCCCACTCTATGGCGCGGTGATGATTCCAGTTTGCGCCGTTGTCACCTTCATCAATGAGGGTGAGTGCGTCCATAGAATCAGCCAGGCGCAACGCAATATCCCGGCGTGAGTGATGACCGACCACAATGAATCTGATATTGCTCATGATTGACCTATTCGCAGTCAATAAAAAAAGGCCGCCTTAGCGACCTTGATAGTGGTGTTCGTAATGTCTATTTATTTTTCGTCTGCCCCATGAATAACTTCTTCGTAATTATCTATCTCATTACCCCATGACCTATCAACCATTAGATTCTGTCTTTGATAAAGGTCTTCTTTTTCATGGTCATATATTTCGATGCAATCAAACGATCCAGCCATCTTTGCTTTTTCAGCCTCATCAATCGCCTTATCAAGGTCGTCAGCTGAAGAAAATATATCGCTGTAACCACCGCGTCCACGATCATCATAGAAGGCAAAAACAATAAATCGTTTCATTTCTCAACCTTTATTGGTCAATGATATTGATCGGATTATATCCTATTTGTGCCTCCACCATGCGCATTCTTTACCGATACCATCTGATTTAAACACTGTGTTCACCAGCGGGCCGGTTACTAACTTTTCACGCCGCTCATAACCCACCATGCCGAAAGCGATCATATCGCCTACGCACGGCTTGCCCTTCTCTTTACCCCAGAACCGGTTGCTTTCGATACGGTAGTAAATCCGCAAGATAGCGTGAGCGTAAGCCATCACTTCCTCACGACTTCCACCCAGCAACCCGGCGTTGAGCATCAGGTCGTTTCGGTGCTCAGTTAGGAATTGCTGATAGCAGGCTTCGGGATGGTTGGCCGTTGCCCATGCGTCAGCGTAAGTCTTTGGCTCAGAGCCAACGTAGAGTTTCCCCTGCGCCATTTCCTGCCAGGGCTCGTTAAGCATCTCCACGTCAGTGCCATCGGTACACCAGACGAAACGGTATTCAGAGTGATCTCGAAGGTGCTGATAGATGTGAAGCCAGCGGCGGAAATAAACGTTCATCGGCACAACAGGAACGCGGTGAAGTGTTACGCCTGCAGGTGCTGTTTCCAGTTCATCCACCAGCACAACGGCATCAGCGCCTTTAACGGACGCGGCCCACTTACTCAGCAGGTCAGGCGATGCCATCAACTTTGTGCCACGCTGCGGGTCTGGCTGGCTGGTCAGTAGCGAGGTGATCACCACATTGCGCTTCTGCCGAAATTCCGCGTATCCGGCATAGCCCGCTTCACGCCGCTCGTTGTGAATGCGTACGTTATTCTTTACCTGCTGCTCCCTGTCCGACCGCGGTACTGACCGCTCAACAGCCTGGTGTTCGTCCAGCGAGTGGATCAACTTTTCTGACCCAGCCACATCAGCAAAGGCCCAGGTGGTTAATCCGGCGTTATGTATGCGAAGAGCTAAATCGCTGTGCTCATACATGCCGCGTCCATATACTGGATCGAAGCCGCCAACCCTCTCAATCGCTGAGCGGTGATAGTAAAGCATCACGCCACGCTGGCCTGTGTAAGCTACATGGCGATCGTCACGGTAAAGCACCGCAATATCGTTAAGTTTTTGCCCCGTGGCGAAGTCCTGAAACTGGTAGGCCAGGTGCGGTTCAGGTGATGCGATGTAAGGTTGCTCCCAACCACCAGCTATCGGCCAGGCATCATCGTCCCACAAAAACAGATGTTCGCAACCGGCATCAATCAGTGCCTCAATGCTGGCGTTCTTTGATGCCACAATGCCGCGTGACATTTCACACCGAATCAGCCTGACGCCATCTGGTACCGTAACAGGCGTTGATGAGCCATCATCAATGACAACCACCTGCGCACCGGCTGGCAGATTTTTAAGGTGATGATCCAAAGCCCGTGATAAAACTTCATGCCGGTTGTGCGTGCTGATCGCAATGCCAATATTGGAGGCTCGATTATTTGCGGGGATATACCGGACACCTTCAATCAGAACATCCATAGCTAACATCATTCGGTGATTCTCGTTACAACTACAGACAGGACCGCGCCAGAATCAACCGATGTCCTGAGATAGAAAATCGTCGGTGCCGTAACGTTAATAGGCAGATTTGCAGTGTGCCTGTGCCATGCTGGGCTGTTCGCGCTGTCAGCATATTCAAAGGCTCCCGCATCCAGGGTAATGTGAGCTCCGGCAGTCCCATCAGTAATCTGAACTGGCGTTCTGGTGACCTGAATCAATTCGCTCATCTGAATTCAATCCTCTGCATGTATCGCACACCCCAGTTCTTCTTTGCGGGCGGTATCGTGAAACTGTCGTCGGGCGTTGCGTACGTGTCGCTCTCGCCGTTGTTGTAATGAACAGTCATTGATGCTGATGCGCTGGTGTCAACTACGACTGAAGCCGCTGTGCGTGAGGCTTGCGCGTCAGTCGTGACAATCGGTGAGGTTGCCAGTTCTCCAGCTTCAATCTGTGCAAAACCAACGCGGAACGTGCTGTCGTCGTTGCTGCGCACGTAGAATGATGCTGTGTACGTCCCAGCTGCCATCTGGCCTTGTGTACCCCAGAATGCCGGAGCACCATTCACACTGTTTCGACCAAACCAGAGCCGTAGTGCGCTTCTTGCTGTCGACGTGACGGTGAACACAATACGCTGCCAGCCTGGCGTCAGGTTATATGCTGTTGGCGGGAACAGGTAAGCGCCACCGATATCCTGACTGAATGCGTAAACGTCGCACTCCAGCGGAGCCAGCGCGATTGCACCGCCGTCCGGACCGCCGTTCTCGCTGACCTGCAGGCTGTCGATGCCAGACGTCTTGATGAAGTCGCCCAGCACGGTGGCCCTGGACTGCGGCTGGAGGTTTGTTGCAGCCGGTTCAGGCTCATGCCTGCCGAGGACGCCCAGCGACATAGTCCCCTCTACGCGCCATTCGTTCGTATCGCACAGATCAAGGTTCCCTGTGTCATCCAGGACAAAATGAGCTGGCCCGGTGTACGTGATGCGTGAGTCGAGAATAGGTGCCGTCAGGTCGATAGGTGGGATTGTCGGCGTAGAGGATACGTTGCCGATGACTGTGGTTCCCGTCGCCCAGATGCCTGATTTAGTCGCCCCGATAATGGAGCTGTTCGGGGTGATTATCATGCTATACCTCGTTATTCATCATCAGGCGCACTCGAAAATGCGCCTTGTGATGAAAGACGTTGTGAAAGTGGCTCTCGGTAAGTTATTGATATCATTGCGGCGCAGAATTGCGCCACTCATGCAGCCGCATAAAGCAGTTTCATCTGACCTTTGACCGGGAACGCCGCCATACAGCGAGCTTCGAAGTCTCGATAGTCAGAGCAGCCATTGGCGATGCTGGTGACAGCAATGATCTGGTGTTCCACCAACTTCAACGCATCAGGCTTAAGATATTGATGAATTTTTTCGCCTGTTGTCAGCCGTGATTTAACTTCTGAATAAACCTCTGGCGGCAGGACTGGTCCATAAACCCATTTGGCACTTATCATGCCAAATAAGGCCGGGCGGCGGTTTGGCCTGTGTCTTGGCAAGCCGGACATTTTAAACAATGCCGCGTAAAAAGGATCGCTAAAACGCTTCTCCCACGGAACGGATTCACTGAGCAGGAAGATCGCCTTGATGCGTTCATCGTCGACCGGCGAGGCGGTGCCACGAATAATTGCGTCAATTTGCTCATCGCACCAGATTTCAAAATCTACCGACAGCCAACGGGCAAATCGCACAGCAAGCTTGGGATGAAGCCACGTTCCGCCACCGCGATCTTTTCTCGCACGGCTGGTTTTTACATACGGGATTTTCCCGTATCTACGTTCAAGCCCGTGAATGTAGGCCTCTGTCTCCGGTAAGCGAAGAAAGTCATTAGGAACTCGACCGAATTTCTCTGCTGCTGTTGTAGCATCAATCCATCCATCCTCATAAAAACGCATGGAGTGACCTTCGAACTTAATAGGAATGATATTACTCATCGTATTTCCTTTCGGTGGTGCGAGCCTGTTCGCGTAGATAATGGGCAGCCGAGAGCGGAACGATGAAATCCACCGCCCTATCTCAGACTCACACTACGGAAAGCTCTCGGATGATGTGCACGCGAATGCACAGAGATTTACTGCATAAAAAAAGGCCGCCGATTAGCGACCTCTTGATATTCGGGATGCTGTTACAGGTACTTAACCGCCAGCGCTTTCAGCTCATCTTTGGCAGCTTCACCCAGCTGAGCCACGCCGCTTTCTACAAACGCCAGCGCAGCCTCGAAATCAGCCACGCCAGCTTTTGCCTCTTCTGCAGGAGTAGTGGCAACAGTGGGTTTTTCAGTGGTTGCTGTTGATACTGCTGGTACTTCTACGACTGTATCGGTCATGGTGTTTGTCTCTTTGGAATGGATGAACAGGCCCTTCAGCCAGTTAAGGAGTTTTGTCATTGCGCGATGCCTCTATGCTGCGAATGCCAGCGCGGTCTATGTTGCATTGCCCCAGCAAGCCGTAAAGCTCAGCATTCAGGGTCACACTGTCGCCGAACGTCATATTGTCCGGCACTCCTGGTGCATCAATGGAGCTGGTCAGCGCCGCTGGCAGGTTTACCGTTGGCTGCTTTACTGTCCGGTACTCCACTGGCGGCTTTTGCGGCGTCCCGCAACCGGTCAACAGCATCAGCGGGCACAGGAGCAGCAGCGCACTTGTCAGCCGCGAGATAACGCTTGATTTCATTCTGGAGCTTCCTGTTTTGCTGTGCAGTCACAGCGCGTTGCTCAGTAACCTGAGACATGACGGCGTTCTGTTGATTTACTGCTGTGACCAGGTCTTTTACGCTGTCTGCCAGGCCATCATTTTTTGAGCGTAGATCGTTAATCTGTGAATCTTTACTGTTCGCCAGTTGCTCCAGGCGCTCATTGGTTGCCGTCAGCTGAGAATTGCGGGCATGAAGCCCCCACAGCGCTATGCAGATGAGGCCTACCACTATGACCGGAGAATAGTTTTTGAAGAAGTTGATGATTGTGAGAGTCATGTTGTAAACATCTCCCTTTCTGCTTCCCGACGCTTAACTAGACCTGGCAGAGTTTTACCCCCAGCCTGAACCCAGCGGCCAAACTCAGCGGCCGCGCCGTCATAGTCGCCAGCATTCAGCTTCTTCAGCAGCGTGGATCTGACGAAGTTTCCGGCTCCGAGATTGAATACGAATGAGACCATCGCATCAAACTGCCCCTGACTGATCGGCATTCTGACGTTTGTATTCACCGCCAGTTCCGCGACGGCTAAATCCTCACGAAGAAACTCATCAGCCCGCTGTCCGGTGATCACATCGCCATCCTTCACAGAATGAGTGTGACCGTAGCCAATAGTGGGAATACCAACGCTGTCTCTGTATGCCTTGAGCTTTACTCCTTCAAAGCGCTTGATGAGTTCAACACCCGCGTTACTGACTTTCATTGGTATCTCCTGCTTTTCGGCTTATCCAGCCACGTAATTTCTCGCTGATGTAGTCGTTACCCACATAGCCGATGTAAACCGCGAATACCTGTGCTGCCGCATCCGGTACGTTCCAGTTCATGAGGGCACCAATTACCTGAAGCGTTGGCGCGGCAAAAAAGGCCAGAGCACTGCATGACACAGCGTCCAGTACGCGCTTACTCCAGGGGCTTTTTGCATAGGCACTTCTTAACAGTGAAAACATGCCTGCTACTCCGGCATATCCCCATTCAGTTTTGTGGCTGTAGAGCCATAGCAATACGTTGGCCCAAAAGCCTGGGTCTTGTTCTGGAGACATACGCCTGTTCCCGCCACCGGGATGATGGCGGCATGCTGTTTGAAATAAAAAGGCCCACCGAAGTGAGCCTTAAAATTGGTACCAGTAGTTATCTGGCTGGTTATATCCATTTCTGATATCGTTAAATCGCCAAAAATAACCTTACAGAAACGGAGTATTTAATGAGTGATAAAATCAGCTTTAAATGCCCTGGCTGCGGACAAGACCTTGTCGTAAAAAGCGCAGTCGAAATCGAGAACACAGACGACATCGAAGGCACCACCTGTAACAACTGTGGTCGCACTATTAACAAGGACGACATTGTCAGTCAGGCCAGAGACTACGCCAGCAAACTCATCAGGGATGCCTTCGGGAAACATTTCAAGTAACGCACCCAGCTTTTTCTCTATGCCGCTGGTGTCGGCCTTGATTGATGCCAGCATTTTATGCACTCCAAAATAAAAAGGTCGCTCTGTGGCGACCTTGAATTGTTCATTTTTTAACTACCAGATGATATCTGGCAGTTCGATTTTGTGCGTCAGGATTGCTGACTCTCAAATCCGCCAGATATCCTCAGAGAATAATTACCCCGCGCCTTAAGCGATCTTCCGCATCCGTCGATGCCGGGGCGAATTGGGTTGTGGTGGCCGGTGCTGATCTCCGGCTTTATCGGGTTAAGCGTCTACCCGACTGGATGCAGTCGACTCTGAATTTCCAGCGCATCAGCCTGCGCATTCACCACAACGAAAAGCCGCCTGTTTCACAACGCGAGCGCCCCGCAATGCGGTTCGATTCGTCAGGCAGCTTATCTGTTGTGCAGAAACAAAAAGCCCCGGTAGAGGGACCGGAGCTACCTTCCGCCATTCAACGGATTGGACTTTCTCGGTTAACAACAGATAACGGAAGGTGACTATTTTCTACAATATCATTGTTCAGTCGTCAAGCCCTGGATGCCAGTATGGATTTCGCTCACTTTCGAATTTTTCACCAAGTGAAATACCATCCGGCAATAAGGCCCAGGCTACATAAAAGCTGTGGGGCGTCATTTCTTCCATGAAAAACTTGTAAATGCCAATGTGGTAAATCTCACCATCTTCTTCGGAGACACGAATAGTGCCCTCATGCCAGCCATCGCACGGGTTATAAACCAGCACATCCTTATCATCCATGTCAGGAGTCGGTTTTTCGCTGGCCGGACGGAATATTAACTGTTCTGTTACATGAGATGGCATTTCAAACCCCAGAAAGCAAAAAACCTCACCAGGATGGCGAGGTTTCGATGATTATGTGTCGTTTCGTTGTGACCACTCATAACACTTTATAATAGTTTTTGCGTAACGCAGTAGAATTATTTACTATCGAAATGAACTTTTTTTCGGGGTGTAAATGTTATGGATAACGGTATTCAGGTTGCAATGTCTCCTGTTCAGTTGGCTGCTGTGCTATCGGATAAAACAGTTACTGAGTCAGAAACTATGAGTAACCGCCTCCTGGGTGGGCTTGATCTGCTTATGGGTAGTCTGGAACTTGCAGGCGCAACAGCTCTCTGTATGGTGCCGGAACCTACTGGATTAACCAAGGCGGCCTGTGTCGTCGTTGGCGCTCACAGCATGGATAGTATTAATGCAGCGGCTAACCGGGTGCTTACTGGTCAGGATACCCGCACAGCCACTTATCAGGCTGCTGTTGCACTCGCCAAACAATTTGGGGCTGATGACAAAACAGCATGGAATATTGGTCTGGCCGTGGATGTAGGTGTACCTGCGGCGTTCGGTCTGACTGTTGGCGCTGCCCGTATTGTTTATGTTCGTGCCGGGACGCTCAAAATAGCTGAGCATGAGGCTGTTCGGTCGGTCAGGGCTGGCGGACATACTATATCCAAGCACGTGGCAATTGCCGATAGCGACTTACTCGCCAGGCTGGCCCGTAGCCCCAACATGCAGTCAGTATCATCCTATTATTCTATTCAGCATGCAGAGAGAGCGATTAGCTCAGCCCTGAAGGCTAACCGACTCAGGATCATTCACTGGGCAAACTGGGGAAATAACTCTGGTCCTCTTGAGCTGGTATACCGCAGCGGCACGGCTGTTGGTTATGGATTCAGGAAGGGAAAAACAGCCAAAGAAACCTGTTACGCGGTGCGCGTGGTGCTGCTTAAGAAAACTTATAACGGGAAGCCTTATTATGTTCTCACGTCTTATCCCTGGATGGGGTAAAAAACCCGAAAAAGAATACCCGGCGTTAACCGGAATGCTGAGGGTATTTTTAAGTTGTCATCACGACGACTTCGGAACCACAATTGAGGAAATGCTGCAGAGTTATATTGACTCTCAGATGCCTGTTACTGATGCAATGCATGAAATAAATCTCGTCCTTCAGATTGAAAAAGATGATGAACTGATCGCAGTCATGACAGCAATTGCTGGTGATGAATTCCGCCCCGAACCCTGGGGCGAAACATGGCGTGGTTTTTTGGAAAGAACAATGAAAACACTCACAAGTGAGAATTAATCATTACGCCCGCATCTTGCGGGCAGTCACCTCATCCCAGCTATCCATCTCTAACCGTACATCCAGCATCGCCAGGCAGCCGTCAATGAATCCCTCGGCCATCTGAAACTTTATCCGGATCATACCCTCTGACAGCTTCAGCTTTCTGCCCAGCGCCCTCTTGGAGATGTCCTTGATGTAATGATCCACCAGCAGGGCATACTCATCCGGGCGTTTTTGCTTCAGCCTGCCCACGCAGGTGTCAATAATCATTGCGTCATTGTCAGTGCAACTGACACCGGACGCACTTTCCGGAAGCAGCCCTTTGAATCCGGCCGCGATGGCTGAATATCCAACGTCACTTTCGATCCTGTGTTTTGACCAGTTACCCCAGCGTTCCAGCACCATCTGAATATCGCGCATTATGCTTTCCCCTTCGATTCGTAACGTGCCGCAATTATTGCTGTTGATGCAATCATCCTGCTGTAGGCCATGTGCAGCTCCACCAGCCTACCCATCCAGATCCCCACCGGCCCTTTATAGCCGCCGTGGGCCAGCCGGATGTACTGCTCTATCGTGTGTTCGTCTTCTTGGGTGAGTATCACTGAATAGTTTCCCCTTGCTCAGCTGTGCCGAACCAGCCGGGGTGCGCCCACCGCACTGGAGTTATTTTTTCCCCTTCTCCCCAAAGAGTCAGCGCACGCATTACCATGTAGTGCATGATAATTTTTTCATGTTCACGCCATTCATCTGCTGTTGTTCCCTCGACAAACGATGCTATTTCATCTGCGATAAGTCCAAAGCATTCCGGATAATCGCTATAACCCAGAGCAATTTCCCGCGCGCATTCCTGAAGCTCATCAAAACGTGCCTTAGTGAACAGGTAAGACATCTCGCGAATAAGACGATCCATTATGCAATCCTCGATACGTTGTTCATTTCCCAGTCCATATCAACTTCGCTTTGGGGCTTTCCGGCCAGATAATTGATGGCGGGCTTGTTCATTTCCAGAAACTGGTGGGAGCGAGGGTCAAAGGTGGCCCCAATATCACCGATCCAACCTTCCCCTTCGCGCTGCTTCAGCAGACGGATCAGCGATGGCATCATATCCAGGGCTTTTTTGTCGCTGTCATCGAGAGCCTGTGGCCCCTGCTTATCCAGTTTGCGCTGAGCCAGTTCGCGGGCCACATTGCGCCAGACCGACATCACGTTGTCTGGCATATCGGTTAGTGCGCCGGTGCCTTTCACGTCCATCTTTCCGGTCGGTACGCGCTCATCGGTTTTACGGCTGTGAGTGACCAGGATGATGTGGCAGTTATGCTCGTTCTTGAAGTCACACAGGCTGTCGATAAACGCCTTCTGGCCGGAAGCGTCTTCTTCGTCAAAGCCGCACTTTGCCAGGTTATCGATAACGAACAGGTCAATGCCGTAGCGGCGGCGGGCATACGCGAATATTTCCAGCAGGCGATCAGCTTTGGCTGTGCCTGTCAGCTTGAACACCCACAGTCGGTCTGAAAACCACTCGTTGGTTTGCTGGATCTCCGAGCGCTGCGGGGTGGCCGTGCAGATGGTCTGGCGAGTCAGTCGGGCCAGCATCTTACCTGGCTTAAGTTCCAGAGAAGCCATGCATACCCGCGCACCCTGTGACATCGCTTCGATGGCGATGTGCCCAACCAGCTCGGTTTTACCGTGACCGTTCACCCCATTAACCAGCGTCAGCTCGGAAGAGCGGAATTTGAAGTTGTAGTTCAGTGACGGCCAGGGTGTGGTAAACAGCCCAAGATCCCGGCGCTCGAAAGCATCAAACGTTTCCTGGAGGAGATCGCCAGCGGAACACAGCTCATCCGGGTCAAAATGTTTCGCCCGCTCCAGATACTGGAAAACGTCATCACCGCTCATTCCCTGCTGGAGGCATTCATTGATGTCTTTGTGCGGCAGCTCCACCAGCCTGCAGCGGTGTTCACCCAGACGGCGGGCAATCTCTTTAGCTGCCTCACGCCCTACATCGTCATTGTCCAGACTCAGCCAGATTTCTTCGAAACGGTCCAGATTGTGGTATTCGTATTCAATCCACTGCTGCTTGGCTCCCTTCCCGCCGCCGAACGGCACTGAAAGCGCAGGTAAGCCAATCTGTGCGTAAGACAGACAGTCAATTTCACCTTCGCAGAGGATTAACGACCGGGTGGTTTTGTCCAGGGCCTGCCAGCCAAACAGGCACGGCTCACAGCCCGCTTCGGCCATGATGATTTTTTTTCCGTTCGGGCGCTCGGTGCTGATCCGCTTAACCTGCAGCAGTTCACCGTTGCGGATGTACGGAAACGCCAGTGCCGGAAGCTCACGGTTTTCTTCGGCATACCAGACCACAGCATCGCTGATTTTGAACTTATCCACGGTGGCCCGACCGATGCGGCGTGACTCCAGGTAGGAGTAACAGCTGTCAGCTTTCTTCACGCCCTTCTTTGTCGGCTTCGAAAAGCTCTGTTTTTTATTCTGGAAGTGCTGATCGTCATCCTTCAGACCCAGAAACTCCTTAGCCTCGCGCATGGCGTCGTGCAGCGGACAGTTCCGGACCAGTACCCACAGATCCAGCAGGTCGCCGCTGTCTCCGCTGGCGAAATCAGCCCAGGTTTTCTTCCCGGCCAGATTCACCTTCAGGCTTTTCCCGGCTTCGCCGTCCACGCTGCCCACGCACCACTCGTTGGCCTCTTTGTGCCCATTGGGAAGCAGGTAACGCGCTACGCGGTCAGCCTGATCCCAAAGTTTTACCGAAAGCTCAGCAGGACTCATTACGCACTCCGAAGTTCAAATTTAACAAAACACCTGGTACAAAATTTCTGGCTGAAGAGTCCGTGGTTGTAACCCGCCACCAACACCCGCTTGATAAGACTTCGCATCTCACCACCGCCCTCCTCCGCCTACCGCCTCTCGCATGGCGTCGATGTTCACGAACACCTCACCGCTCGATTCATCACGGCACATCGCCTGTCTTGCCGCACCATCACCCTGGACGCCAGTTTCCCGGCTACCCGGTTTCTCATCGTTCCAGCGTTCACCATTCAGGTACGAGGTTGGGAGTAGCCTGTCGATACCCATCTGCTGACCAGTGATCCGCAGTTGAATGTCGTCTGCCAGCATCGTTGCAAACTCTGCTGGCGTTCCCTGCGAGGTCTTTTTCCAGGTCTGGTATTTACTGCGGAATGCTGACTGGGATTTAACCTTGGCGTCTTTGCGCAGCCCTGCACACCAGAAAATCCCCTCGAACGCTTCCGCTACCGGATCTGGTTTTCCAGCATCCCCTGAACCCGAACAATTTTCGTGTTCGTCCTGTGCAGGAGGGTTGTCAGAATCAGGAGTATTTTCGCCATCGGTCCGATCCGAATCGGACATAGTGTTTTTTTCTTTTACTTCTTCTTCTAATTCTACTTCTACTTCTGGTAACGCTTTTTGAAACGCTGATGTAACGCTCTTAGCGTTACTGTTATTACTTTTTTCGCGGTGCTCGGTAACGCGGCGATTGGTAAGTAACCGTTTTTTAGAAGATTTTCCGTTATGCCTCTCAAAGTTCGGAAATATCAGGACCGAACCCTCGAACCTTAACCAACCTACCTGAAGCAATGCATCAGCAAAGCCAGGCATAAAACCGATACGATCTATAGCGCTTTTTGTAACGCTCGCAGCGTTACTATTTGCGTTACCGTCGATAGTTTGTTGGTCAGCCCAGGCCCAAACGCGAATTAACTTGCCCAAAACAGCATCCGGATCGATAGCCAGAATCTCAGCCAGTTGGTATATTTCCGGCTTATCAGGCGTAACAACTTCTATTTTGATCCACTCATAAGCCATTTAGCGTTACTCCGAATCGCTTTTTGTAACGCTCGCAGCGTTACTATTTGCGTTACCGTCGATGTGCATTTTTTGCGAGTTATTAAAAATACTCATGCCATCAGCATGCAAAAGCAGCCCTTTGACCTGATCAATAACTTCAAAAAACGATTTGCTGTTACATCCATCCATTGAATTCGATTCAGACCACAATAAAAGCGCGGCACGTTCTGAGTCATTCTCTGCCTCAATAACAAGCGAAGCGTATTTATCGAAATAAGCCTTCATACCTCAACCCTCTTAAAAAACTGTTGGAACTTCCAGACCGGCTGCATGCACTCATGCGGATAATTTGGGCGCATGAAAATTACCTGGTCACGCTCCCGATCCCACCCGGTTACATGCACTGGGATACCCCGTGGATCACGGTAGTTACGGTCCAGTGTTTTGATGGTGTGCTCACTCACAGCAGACTCCCCTTGGCTCACGGCGTTGGTTCCAGTCCTGGATGGCCCTCTCCTTGACGTCAGGAAACTGATTTGCATTGCAGTTGGGGCAAGCAACGTAGTACGCATCACCATTTCCACAAAAGTCCGACACGCGGATAAGAAAAACCTCAACAATTCCGCAGAACGGGCAAGGCTTAAGCGGAAATTCGCTATACATGATTGTCATTTGTGAGGGGTTATTCATCTGACGGCTCCCACTCGTACTTGTCGAAGCCAATCTGACCCATCGCGTCCACCAGCTTTTCAGCCGGACGAATGGTTTTGAGTTCCTTCTTGCGAAGATTCATACCCTTGCTGCCCTGCGAGCCATGAAATTGTTTTGAATCCCGGTCGGCCAATGTGACAATGTTTCGGGCATCGGAGATCGGCATAGCAGCCAGTTCTTCGAGAGAAGGCAAATCGACGTGGTGAAATGTGACCGCTTCCGGACGGCGAAAATATGCCCGTACAAGTTCACGCTGAACCTGCCATGACAGATCATCCCTGAATGACTTAACGACCACCAGATAGCCAGATTCGAAGAACAGAGTTACGTCTTCGGTGATTTTATCTGGTGAATTTTTGCGCGTACGTTTAACTGACGCGCACTCGTAATAGGCAGAATGCATACCACTGGTGAGCCCGCGATATTCATCAGGGGTAACCTTAACGAAGTCCTCGCCTGCAATAAAATGGCGAAAGTTACGGTGAAATGCGTTTCTCGCAGTTCCTTCTGGCCGCTCATGCGCTTCATCAATCATCGGGAGGGTCACAACGCGCTGCCCCTGGTACTCCAGCGCAGGAAGCTGTGCCTGCTGGATAGCAATATTCATCACTGAGCCTCCTGTGCGGGGGCTGGGTGGGTTGCTCGAACGATATCTGGCAGGTTTAATTTCAATTTTTTTCTTACGCATTTAGCTGCGGGGAAAGCCTTGGTTTCAGTAGCCTCTACAACGCCCTCATCAGTAATACGTACAGAAATATTCCTACCTGCAGCTAACGCTTTACTGATTGCCATTTGGGTAGTACCCAGTGCCTCACCAGCTTGAGCCTGACCATAACGGTCAGTGAATTCTCGCAATGTCATGTTATCCATGTAAAAATCCCAGTAGACATTAATAGTAAAAGTAATAATATAAATAATACTATTAGTAGGAGACTTTTTCAAACTAAAGGTATTAAAATTTAACAATGGAAAACAAAAAGGTCCTGACGACAGAACAGCATGAAGACGCTAAGCGGCTGAAAGCTCTGTATGAGTCGAAGAAAAAACAACTGGGAATTACTCAGTATGGAATCGCGGAAGCACTAGAGATTTCTCAGGGCGCGGTAGGGCATTATCTCAACGGGCGTATCCCTCTAAATCTAAATGTGGCAGCCAAGTTTGCAGAAATGTTGCAGATATCGATTAACGATTTCAGCCCCCGACTTGCCCGAGATGCAAGCAAGCTGGGATTGCTATCCAATGTAGTTTTTGATTCTCGCTACAAATCATCACCATCTTATCCGCTCATTAGCTGGGTAAATGCTGGAGCGTGGGAGGAGGCATACGAACCCTATACTCTGGAAGGCATTGATGAATGGTATGAATCTGATGCTCACATTGAAGGTGCTGGCTTTTGGTTAAAAGTTGAAGGTGACTCAATGACCGCTCCGGCAGGAATAAGCATCCCCGAAGGAACGATGGTATTGATAGACACAGGTAGAGAACCCAAAAACGGAAACCTGGTGATAGCCAAGCAAGATGATGCGAATGAAGCCACGTTTAAAAAGCTTATAATTGATGGTGCACATAAGTATCTGAAAGGGCTAAATCCTGCATGGCCAATGATCCCGATTGGCAGCAACTGCAGAATTATAGGTGTCGCCGTCGAAACCAAAATGAGACTTCTTTAACCCCCCCCCCTCCAGAGGCGCTACATAGCGCCTTCAAAAATTAAATAACCTTAAATATCAATAACTAATAATTTACTATTAAATTTTATGAGTTTTAGTATTGCGGTTAATAATATTTATAGTATTATTTTCTCATCGGCAAACAACGGAGCCAGTGAGATGACCACTTCAACCAAAACTAAATCAGCAGATACCGGTAGTGTCAGTTACGCTGAATTCGATATCCATCAAAAATTAAAATCCAGAAAATCCTCTTTGACACATATGTATTTAGCTCAACCACACCAATCAGATGTTAAATGTGATTTTCATGTTAATTTGATTGACATGGAATTTTCTCTTTACAAGAGAGTTGGTAACTATTTTATCCTAGTTGATTTCTTCTCAGACATTAATGAAGCCTGCCCGGAGGCGCTAAAAATCCTTGAAGAATGGCCGCAAGCGAAAAACTCAATATTGGGCTGGATGGAACACGCACGCAACAATTAACCGTTAATGAATTTAAATTACAGTGCCCGCACTGGGAACAACTGCAACCAAATTTTTAGTGGTGTAAATGATGAATACGTTAATCGCAAAAAATGAATTAGTGCTTCATTCTGCCAGCGAATACAGATTTATGCCTCGCGGTAAGAATCACGTACTCGAGATTAGGCCTGATGACACAATGAAAGGTGAAATTGAATGCGGTGAAACAATAGCAATTGACATTACCCCATCGAGTCACCCACAGGATGGAATATATGCTTTCTGGTGGGAAGGGATTTTCATGGTTAAGCGGTTGCATTTTATGTCAGGCATGGTTCGCGTTATTCCCGAAAGCCAATATTACATGGCGTGGCAAATTGATGAATCAGAGTATGACAAGCTGACTCTTATTGGCCGCGTTACCGCAAGCCAGAATATCAGGAGACATTGATATGTCATTCATCAAAGACCAGACCAAATACCGCCAGGCGCTGATGTTTCATGAAATGGGCCACAGCGTTCTGGCTGAATTATTCCTTCGTGCTGCGTATGGGGTGAAGTGATGAAACTCAAAGTGAACATCTCTCAAGCGAATTATAAAGGCGACCAACTTTGTGCTCTGCTGGCAATCATGAATAACAGCGGTTCTCAGGATGATGATGTTACCGAATCCCTTATTGCCCTAGCCTTCGACTTGTCAGTTGAAGTTTCGGCAATCCTGATTGAACTTGATAAAAAGTCCGGGGTGAAGTGATGGATATCTTTAAAACCCGACTTAATCTGGAAGATGCCGGGTTAATGTCTGAATCATTAAGTGACCTTTTATGTGTGTGCATGCGTAACGTGGATAGCATAGAGGATAGTGAAATAAAGTCCATTCTTCACGTTGCATTTCATGTATCTCGCGGTATTTCTCAGGATATTGACAAGGCCGTTACAGATATTATTGAGGTAAATAAATGATCGCGTTAACCACTTTCGAAGAATCAGAACATATTGCTGAGCAACTTCATGTGATTTTAGAGGTTGTGGACGGTGCGGGCGAGATAAGCGAATACCAGAAAGCAGTATTAACAGGCATTGCATTGAATCTGTCTGGGATGCTGCTGCAGTTCTGCGGGGCTGGCGCAAAGGATGAGTCTCAATTATGAGCAGCCTTATTGAACGCACCCGTAACCGCCTCGTTCTGGCAGCACTGGCTGACCTGCAGGATAAAACAGGTAGCTGTATTACGCCTGTGAAACTGCCAGACGGTTCAGTAACTACCGTCGAACTTGACGCCGATATTGTCACAAAGGCGCTTAAGAAACTATTCGAGGCGATAGTTTACGACATCAATAAACGTGCGGAAGCCGAAAAAGAAATCGCAGACGTTTACAGCGAGTGCGTGAACGTGAACCACGGGAAGTTAACCAATAAGGGCCAACTGTTTATTGGCGCACTTATTGAAAATCTGGTTGAACAGGCTTTTACAGAAAGAGAGGGTAAATAATGCTTCAGGCAATCGACGAATGCTTTCGCATCGTTCAGTCACCTGTTTACATCGTGACACGTCACGGCGGCTATAAGCGCTGCCTGAGCCGTAGTGCTGCCATTAATAATCTGGCGCACTACATGGTGACTAAGGTTTTTTATCGCCTTGCCATTGAGACTAATCACCCGATGTATGACACCGAGGGTAGGCCAATTATTCACAGTATCGGTGAGCATACGCACCAGTATTTATTGGCACATGATCGAACCGCCCGCCGTATTCGCCTGATTCTGGCTAAAAAGCGTAAACAAAAAGAGTGGGAGCGCAAGCACGAAGCGCTGGTAGATCAGTATGCCGAATTAATGAAAAGCAAACCTTTCTGAGGAATAAAGATGAAAAACGAACTTATCAGCGTGTGGTATCGCGTCACTTTTATGGTTACCGAAAACGGTGATCGCCGTGAGCATTCGATATTTACCCAGGGTAATAGTGAAGCAGGCGCTGCCGTATCAGCCGCTGTTGGTATATGCGAATCCAACAACGGACTCAGCAACCCAACCTTTAAATCTATTCGTGTCGCTACATATGGTGAGCAGGATTCAATTGAAGCAGAGATGGAAGCAATTGATGAACGTGAAGCCAAAGAGCTGAAGGAAGAAGACGATGAATAACGTGCTGATTAACTCTGGGTCGGACGTAACCATGACCCACAAAGAGATTGCCGACCTGACCGGTTCTCGCATTGATAGCGTCAAGCGCACCATTGAGCGCCTCGCAGAAAACGGAGTCATCCGACTTCCACCATTGGTGGATTTCGAGGAAATCAACAACTTAGGCCTGAAGGTTATCAGAGAATACTACGTGTTCAATGGTGAAAAAGGTAAGCGCGACAGCATCATTGTTGTCGCCCAGCTTTGCCCTGAATTTACAGCCCAACTGGTAGACCGTTGGCAGGAACTGGAAGAAGAACGCCGTAAGCCAAAATCTCAGGCTGAGATCATTGCAGCAATGGCGCTGGCGAACGTTGAGCAGGAACGCCGGATTAACCATGTCGAAAACAAAGTCGATGAAGTGGCGCAGACGGTAGAAAACATCAAACGCGGCTCTCTTCCCGCTGGCTGGATTGGATATTCAAGCCTGAAAGCGAAACTGGGCATGTCTCCGCTTAAATGCAAAACACTGATTGGTGCATATAGCGTCCCTACTGATACCCATGAGTTCCTTACTCCTGATGGACTGCTCTCAAAGAGAGAGATTGTCCAGTACGAACCGTTCATGGCTGCATTGCGCCGGGTTATGGCTGAAGCTGAGCGGAAAGGTACACGCTGGTTTCATCCAGCAATGGGCCTCTTTCAGGTTCTCAAATGGGAGGCAAAATAATGTTTATCCACACTGATTTTCTCCGGGCCGCGTTGTGCTGCGTCGCCGACGAAAAGGAAGAGCGTAAATACCTGCGCGGCGTGAGGATCACGCCTACCCACATTCAGGCCTGTAATCCTGGTGCCTGCGTATCGATGGAGCATGGCGGTGATAGCACCGTTGAGGGCGTATTCATTTTTGATAATTTGCATATCCCTGACTCCGCTGAAATGACCGATATTGGCACTTTTGATGGGGAATGGTTCGCAATTCATTACGATGAAAACGAATACCGGATGGGCTTTTCCAGGGTGACCAAAATTGAATGTCGCTATCCGGACTTCAGCAAGCTGCTACCGGCTGAGCCGGAACCATGTGATGCCCTGCCAGCATTCCAGGCGAAGTACCTCGCCCTGCCCCAGCAGATGTTTGGTGACCTGGGCTGCGTGGCCGTGAAGTTTAAGCCATACGGTAAAGAGGCTGGATGCCAGCTGATTTTCGATGATGGCGTCAACTACATGTACGGCAACCCCTTCATGGTGATTATGCCGCTGCGCGATAACGCCTTTGATCTGCTGGCTGAGGTGCTGAATGAAAAAGGTATCTGAGCTGATTATGTTCACGCTGTTCTTCTCCGTCCTGAGCGGGTTCGGATTAACGGCTGGCTTCTACTGCTTCATCGGCGTCTGCCAGCTGCTGTGGAGGGTGATCAGATGAAAATCACTTTTGATAAATGCGCTGACTGGGGCCTGAAAGCCTTTGCATGTGTCGCGGCCGTTGGAGTTGGCTCATGCGTACTTCTGATTATTGCCATCATCGCTAAGACGCTATGGGGGGATTTGACATCATGAAATTTGACTATCAGGACTACGGCGCGGTAGCCAGTCTGACCATCACCAGCACCGCCTTCGAGTTCCGGGCGCACAACCGGGCGGTCGATGCCGCTCTGCTGTCCACCAGCAACCTGATTGCTGAGCGTAAAGGCTGCTTCTTCATGAAGTCGGTGTTGTCCGGCAGAACGCCGGAAGTAATGAGAGCTTATAAAGTGGCGGGACGGGAGACAGGACGATGAAAACTATTGATTTAGAGCTAATTAAGAAACTGGCCCTTCAGGCAGCAGAAGGGGAATGGCTGGTAATTGATGAAGACTGGTCAGATGGAGATAACGCTGAAATAACGACTCAACACAGGAAGGAAGAAAGTTTCCAGCCAATTGCGGTCATCAATGGAGGTGGCTCACAGTCTGGTTATGATGAGCCTTTCCTGAGTGAGCAGCAAGCAAATGCCGCATACATTGCGGCCGTTAACCCTGAAACAGTGCTTGCATTGATTCGCCGGATAGAGGCAGCTGAGGTCAAATTGAGTGGGGTCGGACGATGAACGACACCAACGTGTTCGCGCTGGCGCAGGTTATCAAAGCGGCAGGCAGCGACCCCAGCGACGTTACCGATGCTGTATGGGCGGCAGGTTATCGCAAATCTGAGCGCTCTACAGAAGACGCTGTCGCGCTGACGCTGGAGATTATCTGCGGTTGCCACGGTGCTGATATGCCGTGGGATGTATGGCCGAAGAATTATTCCAGCGTACTGAAGGAAGAACTGAATGAGTGTGTTTACCCGGCAGTGGCACCAGACGGTTCAACAGCAGTCAGCGCGGCAAAGTCAATCATCGCCGCTGGTTATCAGCGCATGGAGGTTACCAGTGACTGAGCACAACATGGCAGACCTCAACGACACGCTGGTTAAGTCCAGCGTCACTATCGATGATGGCTGCGACTGGACCGCATGGCTGTTATGGGATGCGAAGAAAAACTACCGGCGCAGCATGGGCATTCATCAACCAGCACCGGCGCGGCCACAGGTGGCACCAGTGAAAATCGCACCGAAGAAGAAGCCACGCAGACGCGGGCATCGTGTGGTTCAGAAAGCGATAGGGGCTGTGTGATGAAAAGTACCCTGATTATTTTGCTGGCGCTTTCACTGCCCGCCTGGGCTGAGGCACCACACTGCATCAGCGAGACTGAAGGTGGAAAAATGGTGACTCAGTGCGATGACGGCACCGTGACGGTTGTAGGTAGTACAGGCAGCACCACCGTATGCAAAACCGATGGTTCAACCGTTAACTGCCAGTCGTTCAGGACATAAGGAATAGCAGAATGAAAAACTTTATCAACGTTGAAAAGCTGGAAACTATCGCTGACTGCCTGGCAGCCCTCGCGCAAATCACAGCTGATATTGAGGATATTCGCCTGCAGCTGGATTTTCCTCGCGGTGACGATCCGGAGTGGCAGCAACGCGCCAGCTTCGCCTTCAGAAAGTGCAAAGCTATCAAGATGAATATCAGCACCAAACTGGCGGTACTGCGCCAGCAGGAGAAGGAGCAAAACAGGATTGTCAATGTGCAGCACAATGACCTGTTGATTGCAGAAATGCGGCGCTACCTGCCCCGCTCCGCGTTCGCCGCCTGTGTTCACCGGGCGAAGATGAAACAGGAGGCAGCCTGTGAAACGACTGACTGAAACCCAACAAGCAACGCTCGACTTTATCCGGGGATACATTCGCGAAAACCGATTGGCTCCAACATATAGTGAAATCGCCAGTGGCATGGGCTGGAAGTCAGCCAATAGCGCCGATGAACACGTCAGGTCTCTGATAAAGAAAGGTCACCTGAAGAAAAGGCGCGGAGCCAGTCGCGGGCTTGTATTGACCGACAGCGCCGCTGTTGAAACCTGCCAGTGGTCGTACAGCGATGAACCGGATTATCACTGGATAGGTGCCTGCGGGATGGCATGGTGGTTCAGCGATGACGGACCAGCAGAGAATAACTTCAAGTTCTGCCCCGGCTGCGGTAAGCCGGTAAAAATCGATGAGCAGGAGGCCGAAGATGAATAAAGCCTTTGAGACGATGGTGCGCATGAAGTACGGCGACCGCTACGACCTTACCCGCGATATGCACGGTTACTATTGCCGGGAAGTGGTTAAGCGGATGTTTGAAGTGTGGTGTGAGTGTAAGGGGGTGGCAGCGTGAGCAGGACAATCAAACTGCTGGACTGGGCGAAGGAGGAGTTCGACGAGCCGATCCCCAGTATGCCTTCACTTTTAAAGTATGTGAAAAATGGCATGATATCGCCCCAGCCTTTTAAGGCCGGTAGGTGCTGGCGGGTAGACAGAACAGCGCGTTTTGTTGGTATGTCCGTCAAGCCAGTTATCAAAAAAAATGACGATGATCGCCTGAAAAGGATACTTGAAGATGGCACGTCCACGTAAATACAACGTCACTATACCGGGCCTGTCGTGCTACACCGACGCCAGGACAAAGAAGGTTTACTGGCGATACAAGCACCCGGTAACAGGGAAGTTTCACGGCCTGGGTACTGATGAGGCGGCGGCGGTTGCAATCGCTGCTGAGGCCAATATGCGCCTGTCTGAAAATCAAATGGCAAACATGCTCAAGGCAAGGGAGGAAATCGCTAAAAGCACCGCGCATGGCGTAACCGCTTATGCCTGGGCTGAAAAGTACCTTAAGATTCAAAATGAAAAGGTTGAAGCCGGGGAGTTGAAAGAAAGTACCGTTGCTTTCAGAAGGTCTGCATTGAAAGCCTTAACCAACTATTGTGGTATTCGTGTACTTCAGGATGTGGGAACGCGCGATATTGCATCGATCATTGACGAGTATACAGAGCGCGGTAAAGCCCGAATGGGGCAGATGGTGCGCTCTGTATTGATCGACGTTTTCAAAGAGGCTCAGCATGCAGGTGAGGTTTCACCCGGCCATAATCCGGCTCTGGCCACAAAGAAACCTCGCGCAAAAGTCACGAGGCAGAGACTGTCACTTGATGAATGGAAAGCTATTTATGAAGAGTCCAAAAACTTGCCTTCCTGGGCATCCAGATCCATGTTGCTGGCACTTGTTACAGGCCAAAGGCTGGGCGATATCGCGGCGATGAAATTTACCAACATCTGGGATGATGCTTTGCATGTCGAACAGCTTAAAACCGGCTCTAAAGTAGCGATACCACTTTCCCTTCGCTGTGAGGCTATTGGAATTTCACTTCGTGAAATCATTGCCGATTGTCGTGACTCCGTACTTAGCCCCTGGATACTCCACCACCATCACGCACGTCGAAATTGTGAACGTGGTGGAGCTGTGAAGAGCGACACTATCACTATGGCTTTCACTGAAGCACGTAAACGCTGCGGGCTGGATTGGGCCGATGGGTCGCCGCCGACCTTTCACGAACAACGTTCACTGTCTGAGCGCCTCTATCGCGAACAGGGCATTGCTACTCAGATATTACTTGGACACAAAACCAGCCTGATGACAGACAAATATAATGACGATCGAGGAAAAGAATGGAAGCTGGTAGGCGTCTAA